GTAGGAGGTCTAACTGATAAGTTAGTTGTTCCTGTAGCATTTACTACTAGGTGATAACCTACGTTATGGTCTGTAGTTGTTCCACTAGTAGAACCAATTACGATTGTTTGAGTAGTACCTGCATTAACATCAACCTTTTTACCGTCTCTATAAACAACTCCAGCCGCAAAAGTAACATCGTTATCAGTAACAGCAGTAGCATTAAATCCAGTAGTAGCGTAATTTCCTTTCATTCCTAAACTTAAGGCCTTGATTAAACCTGTATGTGGAAAGTCTCCCCCATCTACTATCTGTACAGGGGTAATTATAGGGCTTGCTTCTGCTTCATCTTGCGTTGAAAACGCCTTTGGGTTATTTAGTCCTTTACTCATTTTATTCCACCTCTAATGTTAAGAAAATTTGTACTGTCTCTGTGGAACTAAATGGCCCCACTCCTGTGAAATTAACTCTAGCGAGTAAATTATCATTAGTATCTGAGACTCCCATTTCTCTTATTACTTCTCCCGAAATAGCACTTCCGAGTGCCTCTACAAACACTTGAATGGTATTCTCTTGGGACTTTTCTGCCGATGCAGATGCGCCTGAGAAACTGATATCACCTGCTGAACTAGGCACATCAATAGTAGTGGCGGCAGGGCTTGTAGAATTGCCTCCTAAGCCTACTTGTGCGTAACCTGCATTGAAGAGTGTTTTTATTTGGTCTGCTAGTTGTTTTCTTAGTTCATCAGTTATCATAAGTCTTCCTCCAATAGGCGAGTGAATGTAACTGTTCCACCAAATCCTAGTGTGCTTGTGTTGGTATTTAGTGTTGTCGAGAAGCCTAAACTACTCCCACTTAACTCTCTCTTTCTAATCAGTAAATGTAGTTCTTTGATTTTAATGTTGTCGAAGAAATCAAAGGTGTTTTCATTTACATTAAACTCCTTCTTTCGTAAATAAGACTTAGTAGCCTTACTTTCTATTAGAAGATTGGCTAAAGTATCTTCTAGCCCTTTAATGTATTTGCCTAACTTCAATGAAATTCTACCATTTAATGAGTGTTTCATTTCTAATATGATAAATTGGTTTCTTTGTATGTTAGAAAACTTACTCTCTATTTCTACTGTATCTCCTACGGATAACATTTTAATTGTAGATTTAGAGACTTCTACTGATAAAACTTCATTTAGGTTAGTATATACCTTTAGGAGTTTAAGAGCCTCTTTATTTACTTCGTCTTGAGTGGTTAATTTCTCTTCAAACACTTCTAAAGATTTTTTACCTTTCTCTTTAATCTCTTTGAAATCCTTTCTCACTGCCTTGTGTGTTTTACCATACACAGTTATTTCATTGAAATATCCAAAGTTTGATTTTTTAGATTCAATAGATAAGAAATCGTCGTCGCTAAAAGAATATTTGGAAACAAAAGAACTATTATCTGCATTAACAACCTTAACAGTATCTCCTTCCCCAATCATTTTCTTATCCTTTAGGGACAATAAATAGTTAGTTAAATTAAATAAGTTAGTTCCTTGAAAATCAGGAGATGCGAATATTTCATAATCTTCTTTAGTAATGGAATGTTTAATATCGTTTTCTATCAAGACCTGCTCTACAGTATCTTCTACTTCCGTACATATTGTGGCAGTAGAGCCAATCATTGCTCTTTTGGCATTAACATCTATATCTCCATTTACTAATACGCTAAAAGTTTCAGATACAGATACTACACCTAATAGTTTCTTCATATCGCCTAGTTCTAAAAAGCGACCAACATTATCTGAGGCTGATGCGGTAATTAGTGGTTCTCTATATTCTAACGAGGTTCTTAGAACATTATCACCATCACTAAGACAAGCATCTATTTTTGAATCACCTATTAATTCAAGTAGTTTACCGTCAGACTGGGTTATCAAGTGGTCATCAGAAGCAGTTCCGTCTCCATCAATAGCAACATACATTGAAAGAACCGCTTCATTATTACCAGTATCTGTTCTAGTTCCTCTGGATTCTCGGTACTGGTATGCTCTTATACCATCATACATTTCTTTCTTATATGCTTTCTTAGTGTATTTAGAAGATAAGGTATTCATTCTAATTAGTTTAGGAGAAAACTCATGAAGACAAGTATGGTTGGGCTGCATTATTCTGTAATAAGTATCATCAGGTAATTGAGCACTAACTGTTATAATATGGTCTCTAGAGTTCGTACTGCTCATGTTTTCTGAAGACGTAGTGCTATCAGTAGCGTCGGGAGCCTGTGTGGTTAAATCCTCAGTATCATCAACTTCATGCGATAACACATATACTATTTTTGTAGGTGTAACTTCATCTAAAGACTCTCCATGACTTAGAGTAGTAACATCCCCATCTTCATTGTAGTATTTACCTGTAGTAGAGACTAGATAACAACCAGTTAAATCTACAAAGTCTAACCATTTGTAATTATCTATAGAAGTTATTTGATAATGGTAAACGGCTTTATTCCCTATTGCTTTATCAGAAGGATGCTCAGTAACATGGCCTAGACTAGTATCTATTTTTAGAACTGGTTTAAACCCTGCAAATACACCATCAGCAGTTTTATCATAAGTTGCCCCACTTGACCCCCCTACATCCGATTTATCAGCAAAAGGAGATGCCATGTGTATTCCGAATTTAATCCCTACAAGTTTACCGCCAGCCGTTGTGTCCGCATACATATGTATTGACTGTATAGCATCTGCACTCATTCCTTCCGCTACTAAGTTAGAACCATCTTCTATAGAGTGTCTATCTAAAAATATAGGCAAAAAATCTTGCATATATAGTTGATGAGTAACAGGGGCAACTAGTGATGTTGCTCTTCCTGATTTTATTCTACTAAAGTTTTCTAAAATTTTAGAATCATGTATAGAAGTTCTTGTACCATTAGTTTTTCCAAAAAAGCCATCGGGTATTATAGTAAAAGGAAATATCATATGCCCGACATAATCTGCATCATTACTACTGACTCCCAAACTGCTCCCAAATCTATCATCATATCTAGTTCCTGATTTAGTTGTTTCAAAGGAGTCTTGAGTAACAAATGTAGATAAGAAATTATTAGAGGTCTGTTGTATCATACTATCTGTGCTTCCATGACCTTTTATTGGGTCTGTTGTATTATTCCCAGTAGGGACTCTGAGCCAACCACCAGTAGCAAAACTAGTCCCGTCTGTTCTGAATGGCTCAGCATCAAATACAATTGTGCTATTGACCCCCGAACTATGAGTTACAGAATATATTGTTCCTATGAATCTTCCTTTACTATCGAATAAATCATCATCAACCGCCAATGAAGCAGTATGGGGAGTAATAACTAAGGTCTTTGAAGTGGTTCTACTAGCACCTGATACGGTAATAGTTACAGGTTCTATAACCTGTGTCTCTGCTATTATTGGCATAGTTTTATCTTTATCAGGAGGATTCTCAGGGTCAAACTGATTAAAATGCCAATCAAAAACTAATTCAGTTAGGCGCATTAAGCCGAATCTTTTTAATTGCCCTACTGTTTTATCAGCAGATACGATAGTAGAACTGGCATAATCAGAATCCTTTAGTGTTATAGTAGAAGTAGAGCCACTTAACATATGCTTAGGGTCTTGATTTTCTGTAATAGAAGGTATCTTTAGTGAAAATAGACCATAGTTACTTATGTCTTTATAGTTACCAGAACCATCTTTTGCCATCAAACTATCTTTTCTCCCACTATAATAAGGATGCAAGTCGGCATTAGCGAACAAAAACATTCTTGCAGCCTTAGAATCTATTTGGTGCAAATAATCCTTAGAATTATATTGAATAGTCGCTCGCAAAGGAAAATAATCTGTATTTTCATTAGCGGCGTGAACAGTAGTGTCCCAAAATCTAGAACCCTGAACAGAATCAAATCCTCTTGATTCGTGAAGAATATGGTTTTGGTTGTTGTCTCTCTTGTCGGTTCCCATTAGATTATTCACTAAACCACTTGAATAATAGTACCCTCTACTGAATCTATATGCTCCAGCATAATACTTAATTTCACTAGGCTTATCATAGTAATGAACAAAATCATCATGAGTCGAAGCAGTTTGTTTTCTAGCACTAATGTTGCCCTTTTCCAAATTAAATATTCTATAAAAAGAACTTCCGAACTTTTGTCCATAACTAGGAGGGTAAGAAGAACCTTGACCATATTTTAAAGGATAATCAAAAGTATATATTCTACCTCCAGCAGTTGATGATTTGAGAGGACTTAATTTAGTAATTATTTTTCCTCCATGTAAATGACCTGCATTTAAGAGCATTAATTCATGTGATAACTTGGTGCTTTCCTCGTAGGCAGAATAAGACAAAACATATACCTCGTCTCCTGTAGATGCGATTGCTTCTCCATCAAAGAAAATGTCTAGTACATTTCCTGCCGTAACATGGTTATCAACCTCAGCATGAGTAATTAGCCCCAAAAACTCTTTCCCGCTTCCGCTATCTATATACAGAGGTCTACCATGAAAGTTTCTAGGTACTGCATTAGTAGAATGTAGAGTAAGGTCGGATGGGATTACGGAAATATAGTTACTCGGAGAAGTAGGGGTTAGACTATGAACAGTAGCCACTATTGAAGAAAACGTAGTATCTTGAGTATTTGCGTAGTTATATTGAACCCGTCCTAGAGTCAAAGGAAGATAGGGTGCTAACTCTACTCTCTTTGAGCCTCCTTCTTCCTTTACAGAAAGTATTGTGAAGTCTAATAAAGTATTTACAGTATCAAAATCCTCATAATCAGTTGCCCCATCTGATAATCTAGTTTGAAAAATACTATCTGACTTCATTGATTTGGATTCTAAGTCATAAAAACCAACAGAATTAGGGTTATACTTAACACCGTTAGAGTCCTCGCTTGAAGCCCCTACTAAGGTCTCTCCTTCAAATGCGGTCTTAGCAATATCTATTTTATTCCCGCTTTGGAAAAATACTCCCTTATCAGATGCCCCGCTTAACGAAGTAGCAGAACTCACCAATGTACTTGCTGAAAGAGCCTTATTGAATACATAGTGCTTACTAGCGGCTTTATACAGACTCATATTGGTAAATTCAGCAAAAGAGGTTTCTTCTAAAGTAAAAGAATTACCAGTTGCAGTAGCGTTAATAGTACCAACAAAAACCATATTATTGTTAGCATACTTAGCATATATCTTATCTCCTTTAGTAAGAGTTATAGTAGAACCCGCTACTGCTAATGTAGCAGAACCAAAATAAGCATCTCCTAATCTACTAAGATAAGTTAAGTTATTATATGGGCTATCACTACTATAAATTATATCTTCTGAAAAAGAAGTGTCTTTATTAACAGTAATATCAACTAATTTAGATAAAGTATTTCTTCCCTGTACTTCAAAAATACTTTGTCCATTATCGAATGTTTTATCTATCTGTTCTATTTGACCGAAGAATATTTCATTGTAAAGGAAAACAGAGCCTATTGCATAAAACAAAGCACTATCAGAATTGAATTGATTGTTTTCAAATGTAATAGTAAGTAAGCCATACTCTTCATCTACATTAGCAATAAAACTCCCTATATCAGTAAAGAAATCTTTGTATTGTGTAGTCTGTAAAATAGTATTCAAATTACCTATCTTATCTCCCGATATCTCCATACTAGTGAAGAATGTCTTATCTATAGGATTTAATCTTCTTCTGTATATTTTTGTTCCGCTAGTAAGGGTTTTTGCTAACTCAGTAGAGCCAACTGTTTTTAATGTAAAAGAACTCTCTGTTTCCAAACGGCTTTGATTATGAATCCGAATCAAAGTATCTGACGGTATAGAAACTACAGGAAAAATTTCGTCTCCTATCTTAATTTCATTATTGGCAGAAAAGTAACGAGTAGGTTTTGGTTTAACTGTTTTTAACTGGTACTCTCTATTAGTAGCGTCTGTTAAAGAATCTATTTCCCCAACTTCTACCCACTCATTTAAATCTTCTTCTGTTAGTTTCTGTTTTATCATCAATCTATCATTATTAAAAACTTTATTTGATAGATTTCTAGTGCTATCCACTAGTTTAAGATTAGCAAAACCTGTTTTTGCATCATAAGAATCTTCTACATCTAGTTCATAAACAATAGGAACATAGTTATTATTCTCAGGAGAATGTCTGTAATTAACATATCTAGTGTTACCTGTCATTGTTAAAGAACTAGTATTGTCATTTAAGTCTCTTCTAGCATTAATAAAACAATCATTGTAATCAGTATAGTCTGTAAAAGTACCACTCATAACTACATTTTCATTAGAAGTGGCAGTATCAGGGTCATCTAATATTCTTAACTTATCTACTAAATCAATATGATACGTAAATTTACTATAGTCTACTACTTTATTTCTATAATCACTAATTGTTAAGAAAGCATCGTTTTGGCTAGTATCGTTGAGAACGACAGATGCGCCGCTAGTTACTGAATTACTTCTAATAAAGTATTTAGTATTGTGATTTAGTTCCCCTTCTTTATCTAATTCATCTTGAAAGAAATAAAACAACGGTTCAGAACAAACATACTTAGTTCCAGTTCTTCCATATTTAGTTCCCATAGATACGGCAACAATTTTATCTGAACGAGGTGTGCCTTTAAAGACCATAAATTTTACATCTTGCGCTACTTCATTACCTAATCTAGGCTCGAACTCAAATTTATCTCCTGCTACATCAGCAGTAGTTACTTTAGTAATTCTAGCAAAGTGATACATTGAGATATCATCGGAATGAACAAGAACAAAGAAATCATTATTATCTAGATTAATAGATGCTAAGTTTAATCCTGTTTGGCTAAAAGAGTCATAACAACGAATTGAATAGCCATTAGTAGCACTAAGATTAGAATACTCGGTCATTATTCCTGCCGAAGAGATAGGTTCAGAAATAGTGATAAGGTCATTTGAAGAGGTCTTAGTTACGCTATCATCTTTGTACACAATAGAAAATACTCTATTTGCATCAGTAGCACTATAAGCAGGATTGGTCGTTCCACTAGCAAATAAACTAATTAAAGGGTTAGTAGGTGTGTTATAATTATTATTGGCAGTAGTATTGTACGAGGTTTTTAATCCACCAATTACTGAATCAGTCATAAGTCCACCTCCTCAAATCGCAAGTAAAGTAAAGTCTCATCAAAGAAAGGATATAGGGTATTAGTAGATAGGAAATTCTTTTTGCTTATTCCTTGAATAGCCATCTCATGCAATTCACCCATAAATTGCATATCAGTATAAGCATTATTATCCGAAGTAGTGTTCTTACCAATAATAAAATCAGTTCTAGAAAATTCAAATGCTGTATTCTCTGTATGTTTAGCATCTAAAACTAATCTTCTGTTAAAAAAAACCTTAATAGAATTATTTACTGCTGAGAAAACTACTGCTAAATGGTGCATATTCTCAACGTACTTTGGCTCTTTGAAAGTATCGACGTATAATTCAGTTTCATCTGCAATAGCAGACACGTCATCAACGAAAGTTACTTGAGTAGAAGTAATTCCACCATTTTTGACAGTACCTATTTCTGTAAAGGTAAATCCGTTTCTAGTGTAGACTTTTTGCCCTGCAAAAAATATATCAGTTAATGCTCTTGAACCATGATATTCTGAGGTTCTAACTGTAAGTTGGTCTCCACTAGTATGAGCATTTGTTAGCGATGCTACGCTATCGTAGACTATTCTACCATCGGCATCAAAGCCGCTTAGATTATAATTAACGTGATTATCACCCAAAGTCCACGCTTTTGAACCTGCGGCGGTAATTAAGGTATCAGTAGTAAAGACATCTTGATTAGAACCTATCGTCAAATACACCTTTACTTTATATTCCGCAGGTTGATTATGTTGAGTGAGTTGGCTATTCAATAGAGTAACTCTAAATTTATCGTTGTGAAATAAGCACATCTCATGTTGCCGTCTAAGACTAACTCCTAGATACTCTTCGCTCGGTGTACCCGAACCTCCCTGAGGCATAACAAAGTCGCTTAGTTGTTGAGCAGAACGCCCTCTAAGCCCTGTTGCTCCTGTACCGTTAATATCATAGGGGGTAAAGATAGTTTCAAAGGTAAATGAATCGGTATGCGCCCATAGACCGTAAGGAACATCGTCGCTTGTTCCAGCACTTCCTATATCAGGAATGTTTGCTGAATAAGGAATAGCAACATGAGCATTACACATGATTGGGAAAACAAGACTTCGTTGCTTTCCAATAAATACGTCATACATAGTAATACCTCATGGGAATGTTGTTGCTACTCTAAAAGTCATATTAAAGGAAATCACTGTTGGGTCATTACCATCTATTGTAAAGTCAAAGGATTCAATATATCCGCCTATTCCCGTTTCATTGTCTAATGTGGTTTGATTAGCACCAGTAGGAAAGTCTTTGGGTAAAGGAACTCTAGAATTGTCTTTCTCTAAAGCACCTCCTCTAGATGAGAAACTAAATGGCATTCTTAGAACAGATGCTCTTTCAACATAATCCTCATCAATATTAGAATCAACCATAAGAACTAACTCGTTAAAATTCTGATACTTAGCCAAAGCAGAAGAATCTACACCCGAAGCAATAAGTTGAGCAGTTTCAATTGCGGTCATATTCAATGATGTAACTATATCCGCAGTATTATCTGCATTTCTATGCGTAGTATGGCTTCTTTTGATTGTAGTGTTAGTAATAATACCAGAAAGACTAATGGTTTTTGTTCCCATACCTAAATCAATGGCAATTGTAGTAGACTCTCCTCTAGGAATACCTGTTGGAACTTTAATTGTAGGAATCTCTCTTGCTACATTAACAGAAACAGTTTCACATTTTAAAGGAATGGTATCTACATCAATCCCATTTGCCGATTCATAGGCATTCGTCTTTAAAAATACAAAGTGTTCTGTTGATACTACGTCTATTGGCATTTTACTCACCTCATCTTATGGAAGATGCTCCCACATTTCTGTTAATCTTGTTGTTAATCATTTTACCAATCTTATCTGCAATTCTTCTCATCTCCCCATCAGAAGTATCTTTAGCATTGATTGTAATATTGAAAGTATTGCCACCTGAATTATTAGAACTTAACATAGTTCTAGTCTTTTGTGCAGAAGAAACTCTAGAACCCGCAGGTAATCTAACTAATTCGGGGCCTTTCTCCCCAACGATTGATACACCGCCACCAGTTACACCACCATCTGCAAATAGCCCAATCTTACTGAGAAGTACGCCTATCGCAGTAACTACCGCTAATGCAAAGACAACAGGGAAACCAAAGATAAGTCCTAGAACTACAGCCGCCATTACAACTATCTTATCTAAATTATTCATTATTCCTCCGCTAAAGTCAAATATATAATCAATAAATCCTGTTATGGCTCCCCAAACTAATCCACCTATAAAGGCAAAAGCGACGGCGAGCAATCCAACTAATGCCGCAAGTGCTACTTGTAATAGACCCCAAGCAATAGTCCAAACGCCGCCGATAACTGCAAACAAATCACCTTCTACAAACCCTTGATATATTTCCTGAATACCATCCCATATATCCATAAATCCTTCTGCTATAAATCCTAAGAATGGGCCAATTACAGCACTCATAAAATCCCAAGCCGCCATTAAAGCGGGTTTAAGTATCATAAATGCGGCGAATAATCCCATAAGTGCTACTGATGCTAGTAGTGTAAATCTAAAGAATATGATTGCGCTTTTTATTACAAAACCTGCCGCCATTTTGAATAGTTTTGTGAATGACATAGAAAAGAATAACCTAGCACCCTTGACTATGCCAAAAATCGCTTTTCCTAAAGGAGTTTCAGCGAATGATTTAGGTTTAGTTTTACCTAATCCGCTAAATGCACTAGCAGTAGCAACATTGGCATATCCCTTAATTCCGCCCAGTCTTTGCTTATCGGCAAGATTTTGGTACGTTACACCCATTTGATAATCCAAATCCCCTCTTACATAAGAAGAAGATAGTGGGCTTCCTTGAGGAGCAGTACCTCTAGAAAGTAAACCTTTCGCTGTTTGTCTATTTGCTCTTGCTTTAGCAAATAAATTATCAGATTCATCAAATAAACCAAAAAGCCCTTGTTTCCCAAGACTACTTTTTGCACCAGTAGATTCTTTTCTAACAACTCTTAATGCGCTTCCCATACCATTTAATAGAGTAGCCATTTTATTGAAGGCTCTAAAGGTTCCAGCAGGTAAGAAACCAAACGCTATTCTTCTAAGACTAGAAACTTCAAAACCAAATACTCTTAATTGCTCGCTTTGTCCTGAAAGAAACATAGCCATATATTCAAAAGTTGTGCCGCCTGCTTCTTTATAATTTCTAAATGATTCTATACCTAAATTTAGTGCGCCGCCAGTTTCCTTAGCGGCGGCCTTTACAATTGCTGAACGACGAGTAAAGGCTTTACCGCTATCCAATAGTGCCTTTGCATTGGCTTTTAGATTTCTAGTTTCCTTCTGTTGTTGCTTTGCTTGAGCCTTCTGCGCTTTTGTTAAAGTAGGAACAACTACGTTAAGTTGAGCAACTGCGAGTTTATAGCCTTCTAACATCTTTAGACGTTTTTTAGCATCTCTCTCCATTGGGGTCGCCATAACTACACCTTCGCCTTCTTGATATTCCTATCTAGTTCTTCCGCCTGTAATAATTCTATCTGTTGATGCACCGATAATAAGTCCTTTACTAATGTCATAGGCATCTTATATACTTCCAAAGGACTGATGCCGAGTGCCTTTGATAAAGAGTAAACAACAATGAGAGAAGCAGTTTGTGGATTAGTTTTTCCACCTCTAATCGCCCCTCTCACTAATCGTTTTTTTCTGCATCCTCTTCAAATGCTGTGAATGGGTTTGGTAAAATCTCTTTTATTTGATTACCAACATAAGGAGTAAGTCTTAGGATATCAACCGCACTTAAACTAGGTTCGGTCTTTACAATGAAATTCTCGACCATAAATCTAAACATTCCATTTAGGTCTAATTCCATATCTTGTCGCTTTGCATCAATCTTCATGACGCTATTAACGGCTTTATCAACCTCAAGCCATGTAGGTTCTTTAACCCAGACCTTGAGATATTCTTCGCTTTCGGGTGCTACTTTGATATAATGTAGCGTGGGCTCTGTTAGTGCAAATAGCACGTTCTTATCGGTTACAATTTTCTTTTCCATAATTTCATCCACCTTTAATACCAACAAACAAACAAACGGTGTTGGTGGAATATTATTCTGCTAACTTAGATTTGGGTTTCTTTTTAGGGGTCTCCTTCTTGACCTTCTTAGCCGCTTCGACCATTCTAGCCTTTTCGTATTTATCCAAGTAAATCACCCCTGTAGAACCCAATGAGTCTTGACTTCACATAGATGTAGATTTCTAGGAGAGACAGTTGCTTCTACGGTAATTACTCCCTTATCATCAGGAACTGTAAAGTTAGCCGTCTTGATATGATAGTCTTTGAAGTGAAGTTTAATTTGTTCTTCATTACTCTTTTCAAATAGTAATTCAATAAGCCCATTTGAACTTCCGTCTGTTACTACACTTTCCCCTGTTGCTTCTGTAGCATTAAATAGTTCTTCAAAGAGTGCGTTATCCGTAACCATTGCAGTAAAACTCAGTTCATAAGTTCTTTCAGAAGGAATAGCACTTTTAATTTGCTTGCTTCCAATTCCTACAAATCTCTTATCTTGTAGAGTATTATTAATATTAAGAGTTAGACTGCTAATCTTTAGGAATTGTGCGCCGAATATACTAAATGCACCAGAAGAAAAGAAGAAAGGCTCTAGAAACTCTCCATCCCCACTAGTATCTTCAAAGTTAAACAATTTAGAATTATCAAGACCTGCTCCACCTCTTGCTTCATATCTCTCATCCGTCTTGAGTTTGTGAACGGCTCTAGAATTAAGGCTAAGGGTCATCTTGATTTCCTCATTCTCATTTGCCGTTAAAGATAAACTTTCTACTCGATTACCTCTAGCGATACGGACAAAGTTATGTGATTCAGTAGCAGCACCAAAATCTTGAGTTTGGAATGTCGAGGTTGTTTCTAATTTACTAAAAGATTGCTCTAAAGCAAAGGAAGGCAATTCTTCTCCATTAGCCTCAGTAAATGTGTATGTAATCGCTTGTTGAATATGTCTATCACTATCCATACTAGGTCTTGTTAATTGCTCTACATCGGTATGTGCATCTAAATGATTCAAAAGAGGAGGAGTTAATGCAGTTCCAGCCGTACCAGTAGCGGCATATCCTGTCTTATAGAAAATTGGCCCCTGATTTAGATGGTTTGTTCGTTTTGCGGCTCCACCACCTGCATTTCCTGTATCAATATATACATCCCCTGCCGCACTTGCAGTTAATCTGTTTGTTGGGTTATCAGCAATAGTTGTTGATTCAACATGACTACAATTCCCAAAGGCATAATAAAGGAAAGCACCGTGATTAGCAACGATATTTAGATTACCACCACTTGCAGTTTCTGTTGCTTTATATTGGAATGTCTTGTTTCTAGTAGTTCCTAAACTAAGATTTAATTGTTTTAGGTCTACTTCTACATCGGGGAAAGTAGCAGATTCTAGAATACCTAACCAGTTATCTGCATTCAGTCTTTTAACTTGGCTAGAACCACTATATCTTTGCCCTACACAAGGCGCACCATAACTTCTAATTATAATAAAATCTCCATTTTGTTCTGTATGTCCGTGAGCAGGACTGATAGTAATAGCACTAGCGGAGTTACCAGTACAAATATGAGTAGAAGCAGGAGTAGTTGTACCAGTTACATAGTAATCAACAGTACAACCTATGTAAATATTCTCTACTAGAAGATAATTATTTTGAAAGTCGGTTTCTGCTACAATACTTGTACTTGTAGTAGAAGAATCGTTTAATCCAATATATAAATCAGTTTCAGGTACTAATACCAAATTCGCTCCGCTTCCTAAAAATACATCTGTGTTTATTGCCATGCTTTTCTCTCCTTTCCTTTTACAAACTTACTAAGGGAGTGTTAATGCGAATTTTTTTGCTTCTACTGTCACTTTATACCCGAACAATTTTTTTCCTCTGTCATTACTTTCATTTCTTGACCCGACAAATAGTTGATTAAAACTTGAACCATCACTTGCGGTGTAGCCTGTTCGTTTGCTCTCAAGAACTCTACGAAGTATCAAGTATATAGCCCTTAGCCTGTCTTTTCCGTGTGAGGCATCGAAACCTGAACGTTCATCGTGTAGCACTCGTATATGCAAAGTGAAGGAATATGTTTCGTTTCTAACGTCATAATGTATTGTCGGATATTCTAAATTTTGTGAATCTTCAAAGACAACAATAGTGGCAGGGTATCTGCCTAAATCGACTCTTGCGGCCTTGTTTTTTGTAATGCTTCTAATGTCAATAACCTCAGGAGTAACTGCATGAGAGGCAGATATAGTACCTGCACTTTGTAATGCAGAAGCATTAGATGACCAATTATTAGTAATTAAATCTATGAGAAGAGAGACTTCATCCATCCTTCAACCTCCTTTGTTATTTCTTTATCAATATGTTTTTCATAAGCGGATAGAGCATTGTTCATAATTTCTTCTTCGCTAAATGATATGTCTATTCCTAAGTTTTGTGAGAGGTCTTGCATAACTAGTTGTCTTTCTCTTTCTATTTTTAATAAGTCATTGAAGACTTGTAAGTTCATTTCTATCATATTAATCCTTCATCTTTCTATTCTTTCTTTGGAGTTTTCCACTTTCTAACAAACGCCTTGCATTATCTATATTCATACGTTTATCCGATTTAGGATTTACCTTTACGCTATGTCTTGGGTGTCTTTTCTCATCAAGAGCACCTTGAATCCTATGTCTTGTTTCCATTTCTGAATCAGCCGCAAAATTCTTTCTTCGCTTATCCATGTCTCTCTTAATTCTTCTTCTATTTTCTTCTGAATCAGGGTCATATCTTCTTTTAGCATTTTTTTCCCTTTGTTTTCTTCTCGATTCTTCATTAGTCCAATAAACAACAGTTGCTGTGCTAATCTTCTTATCCTTGTCAGCCATATGATTAGCAATAGCCTGATAAGAATTACCAGATTCTCTAAGTTCACGCATCTCGTCAATATCTTCTTGAGTAACTTTATACCTTACATCTTTAGCAGGAGTTTTTAATATGTTTTTCCACATAATATCACCTAATCAATCAAATAAACAATATCTGCTTTGCCCTTTAGAGTTTCCATAGCCTCAGTACGAAGAATATCATACTTTTCTTTAGTACCAATATTGGCTCCTGTTTCAGTAATAAGAACGCTTTGGTCATCATGTCTTAGTATTTCAGCCGCTACAAGTTTTGTAGTAGCATCATGAATAGCAGAAGGAACTCTGGCATTTCCTGATATGTAAGAAACAATAATTGAATTGCGAGTATGGTATGGATAATCTTGTAAGAAGAATATTCTGCCTTCCTCATTTAATAGCCAGTAGTCTCCTGTTCTTCTCATATCTTCTTTATCTGTAAAGTTACTTAGTGTGCAAACTGTCGGTATTCCAGAAGTAGTAGTGAATGTAATAGTATTAGTGGCGGCTCCTGTTGAATTAGCACTTAGTTCAACATGAGTAGAATCTGTGATAGAAACAATAGTAGTAGTTCCTGATGCAATATTAGTACCTGTTACAGCCATACCAACTTCTAATTTAGATGAATCTGCTACGGTTAAAGTAGCATCAGCATTTGCAGTAGTGCAGGATTGTTTTATGAGTGCTTGGAGTACACAATCTGCGCCGTCATCCCCCGAAAGTAGAGAGGAAATGAGAACGTTAGCCCCATTTCCTTCCTCTTTTTGAGCAAAGAAAAAGTCCGATACGGCCAAACTCGTAGTGCTATCGTTAGTTGATTTTTTCCCAGTAAGGCTCTTAGCAGCAGTAGCCCTAGTATATAGAGAAGTAGAAGGGAAAGATTCATTGATTAATGCAGTTAAATCACTATTAGTTGTTTTAATACCGAAGGTAGTACAAAACTCAGCATTAGAAACCTCTTCATTATCATCTTCTGCAATTAATTCAAAGTAAACTCCAGTATTAGGTAATACAAGACGTAATGAATACATATCTCTATAGTTTTCTAATAGCGTAACTTTTGCTTGAGCAGATGCAATCTCTTTATATCCGCTTCCCGACCAAACTAACAAAGAAACTACTTTACGAACTTTCATTTGTTTTAACTGAATAAAACCTACATATCCACCGTATAGTGTTGATGCTGGATGATTTCGGTATTCAAAGTTATGAAACTCCTTTTGAGTTATAATTGGTCTAAAAGAACGCTTAACTTTATCATCTACCATTCCTTCTATTCTTTTAATAATAGAACCAACCATTGCTCTTGTTGGATAAGTAGCAGAAGAGTCAAAATGGGGAAGTTGCAGTAAATCAGCAACTGCTTTATAATCAGTATAATAACCATAACCATCTCCATAACTAGGAGCAATAGCAGTATAATCACTTGGAGAGTTTGTTATTGACATATTAAACTTCCTCTATGTTAATTCCTATTCTTTCTAAAGAAACTAGATTTGCTCTGAATTCACTTATCAGTTCTCTCATTGGTTCGTTTTCTCTTTCTCCCTGTCTAGAATATGGGCTAAAGTCAAACTTACCCATTTTATTAGAGTATCTTGTTATTTTGATTCTTGAATTTTTTAATGTTTCCTTAGCCGCTTCTAATGCTTCTTCTACAGTTTTCTTAGATTTAACTTCAGTTTCTTTATCTTCATTTTCCTTTTCGGGTTCTTCTTCGGGCTCCATTCTTTTAGGAACTGTAACCATCTTAGGTTCCCCTACTCTATTTCTTTCTCTATTTTCAGGAGTATCGGGATATACTTGTTTTTCTCCCGATATAGGTTTATACCCCTGTTGTTTTAAAGAATTCATCTTTGAGTATTCTTCAGCAGTAACTTCTATTTTTCTAGCATCTGCTTTATCTTTTTTATTTAGGCGATTATATGCACCCTTTTTAATATAGTTTCCTTTGTAATCAACAGAAGTAGTTTCATCATATAGTTTTCTTTGGCCTTCATTTAATTGCTCATATTCTTCTGGCATCATTATTCTAGTTCTGAGATTTAATTTATTATCTGCGGAGCGTTGTGTTCTAGCACTTTCCTTTAAACGATAAATTGTAATTCTTTCTCCCTTTTCAGCATAATCATTTTTACCTATAGGAGTGTCGCCTTCTTCTAGTCTATATCCTGCGATTCCCGAAGATTGAAAAGTTTTGGTTTTAGGAACAGGAAGTCCTTCCTTGTCATAATCTACTTGGCCTGCTTTCATTTTAGGCTTTTCTTTTTTAGAAAATGCAGGTCTTAGTAATTGTAATTTATATTTAAAAGCATAAATAGTATCTAATTCTCTTTGCTGTGAGATATTTCCTAAGAGATAATCTGTTTTAAAATCCCCATCAACATACTCATCAATAGAATCTTCTATGGCAGTTCCTTTTATTTCTATTTCCCATTCTACTTTACCAGAAAGAACTTCCTTATCGAAGTTTTCATCAAACCAACCTAATACATCCACATCTAAATCAGACCCGTCTATTTCTACATTTTCTTCTGATACAGTACCATTACTGAATACAGGGTCGCTATTTTCCATTCTCCATTGCCCCGAACCTACATTCTCTCTTCTAATTTTTCTTCTTTTAGCATCCTGTAGTTCCTGAAAAATATCCTTTCCACCTACTCTTTTAGGCGGAAGAAAAACTTCTGCATGGTGTTTCTCATCACCCTTAATATTCCATGATATCGAAAATCCACAAAGTCTAATTATTAAACTAATTATTTTTTGTTTTAACTTTTGTTTAGATTTTTTCTCTCCCAAATACTTTTTTATAGCCTTTTCTAATCTAAGTCTATTATCTTTAGACTTCATAGAGACTTTTAATCTTATAGGAATGTAAACTGCTTCTACTATATATTGAGGAATTTTAGCATCTCTACAAAAAGTAGTATAATCAAAAGCAGGGAGATTCACATTCGGGTTATCGAAAGAAATGTCTCTTCCGAATTTTAGATTTGACCATCCTATCAAATCATTGTAAGCCTCAGAATCCAATAAATCCTTCAATTGGTATTTCTTAACAGTCTTATCTTCTGCTTCTTTTCCAATATTTTTTAGATATAATTGATATGCTTCACCGCTTGACTTTAGAAATTCTAAAGCATCTTCTTCTAATAGTTCCGTAACTATCTCAGAAACATCATCTAAGAAATATTGCTCTTGTCCTTTATTCTCAAGAGTATCTATGTTTCTATTTATTTGGCTTAATATCGGGCCAGTAACTTTTTCATCATCAGCAGAATAAAGATATTGTTTTATTCCATCTACTAAATTCTGCCTATCTTCGTCAATATAAAGACTGGTATTATCGCCCCATTCAAATTTGTAGTTTACCATTTGGCTCACTCACATTAACCACTTAGCCCATGCAGCACCCTTTTGGATTGCAGAACCTAGCCCTAATCCACTTTGAGGAGGCTCGTAACTCATCTGTCCTTGTTGGTCAATCCAGTAAGGGCGGCCATATCCATCTGTTCCCGATGGAGGGATTGGATAACCTGAACCATTACCTACTGCTCCTTGCATTTGTTGATATTGTTGTGTTTGTCCTGTTAATCCTGCTACTGCCATACCTGCGGTTGGTTGTGTTATTTGTTGTATGCCACCACCACTAAATCCTTGAGACTCAAGATATTGTTGCTTAGCCATCTTTCTTTGATTAATAACTTCTGAATTAAGAGCAGTAGCCAGAATCTGCTGTATATCTAGTTCTATATTTTCTTGTGTAATTCTCTCGTATTCTCTTAAGGAATCTGCATCAACGGATAGTCTACCACCCTCTTGTTTAAAAGCCAATTTAGCAAGCATTTGACTTACAACTCTTTCAGTAACATCTTCCATCATTTTCTCAAATGCTCTTAGGAACAATTCGCCATGATATTGAAAGAACTCTTCGACATGATTATCTTGCAAAGAAAGTAAATTATTTACGTTCTTAAATTGTGCATCATTTTGTGCTTGAACTGCACCTAAAACTGTTTTATTGCTAGTACCTAACATTATTCTTCCACCACTTCTGTTACTGGTTCTTCTGCTCTAGCCCCTTGATGAATCATAAGATAATTTAGTCTATCGGTTAATATGTTTATTTCTCCGACAATTTCTATTGCTTCATTAGTGGCTGACCTATTATCTCCTAGCGTGGGTGGCTTAATAAAATAACCTGCCGCAGTTAGAGCAACGATATCTTGCTTAGAAAGATTTTTGACTGGGGCTGATGTAAGCATCTTTGGCATCTTTGGTCTAAAGGCTTTGAAATCTAAACCATGTTTGTCTGCCAATATCTGTTGTTCTAGCATCTCAAACTGCATAAACATAGCAGAGTGTTTAGGGCAATATGTACCTTTTAGTGGTCTGCTTTTCGTTACTTTCTCTAAGGGAATAGGAGGACGTAAGTAATCTCCTGCTTCCCAAATATGATGCATCCCGCACACTACACATCTATCTTTTAGATTGAATTTTTTACCTACCGAAAAGAATAAAAAACTCTTATACTCGGGTAATAGAACTTTAATTAGTTCTTTCTTCTGTGCTTTCGGCTTAACTGAAATAAACTTATATTCAGTAACTTGTCCTGCTGTTCTTGCTTGGTCAATGGGATTTAACATTGGGTTAAATCCATTCATTTCTTGTCCTATTATTTGTTGTTGGTACATAATCATCAATAATCCTTTATCATCGTAGTAATTCCTCTGTAAACCATCTCTGGTTCTGATTTTGCTGAAACTATATATTTAAAACATGGTATTCCTTTATCATTTAACTTTCTCATACCATAACTAAAAGGCTCAAATATCTCATGCTTTTCTATATCCTTTTCTGATTTATATTTCTCTCCCCATATATCATATTTATTAGCCCATATTCCTATTGCTATTGGGTAATCTGAATCTCTTTTCTTTTTTCCATTTGACCATGTACTTGAAATTATGGAATCTACTAAGTATTTCCATGCTAGTTGATGGTCTAGATTCGCCGTACTATCTAAATGTCGATGGTCTATCATAAAAATAATGTATTTAGGTTTCCTACTTTTCATATCCTTTTCCCATTCTTTCCAGTAAATCGCTTCTCCACCAATATCTGCACTCTTAATAGTATGTACATTTCCATCAATTTTAATGTTTTTTCTACTGGCTCTGTGCAAACCAACAGTTCTTTGATTTATTTGTGGTACTTCTCCTCTAGTTCTTAATTGGTGGCCTAAAGTAGTTTTACCAACCATTGTAGCACCATATACTCCAAAGTTAATAGCGTGAACTTTCTTCCAAAAGCCAATGACTGCTTCACCAACGAGAATTGCAAAACCTGTCATCAATGACATTTAATCACCAACTATTCCATAACTTATCTACAATATAGCCCATAATATTGATGTCAAAAACGCCCATAATATTACCTATTAAGAATGCTGACAATGTGAAGCAACTTCCCCAAAACCACATTCTCATTCTCTGAAAGAACATATCTGCGGAATGCGCTCTTGATTGATTATAAGCATAATCAGAATCGGAGAAACCGAGTATGTCGCCTACGACCATTTAACCACCTCATTGTAGGGTGGCTAAAAATTCACTTCCTACTGAATTATCATCTTCTTGTTGCATTTGTGGTTGATAAAAAGGAGTAGAAACACCAAATTGTCTTGCACTTTCACGCATCTTTTGTCTTTGTTGCTCATCTCTGGACTTTCTTTCCCAGTATGACGCAATCTTTCTATCAAGTAGCCACATCTCGATTTTATCATTAAGAGCCAAATCAAATAATGCTTTCATTACCATAACGCTTCCAATGGTCATTAAACCGAATAGGGCAGCATGGGCTAAAGGAGTATATGGGAACGTAGCCCCGTATTGAGCATAGAAGAATACGTTAGCACCGCTTAGTACGCCAACGAATAGAATAGTCATTACTAGTCGTGTATCTGTATTCAATGCCGCCATTGTGTTCCCTCAACTAAATTCCACTGAAACAGCCGCACCAATTCCTGAACCAGTTGCTATTTCTAGATAAAGACCATTAACTGCTATTACACCATGCATATCAAACTCAACAATAGTAGGGCCATTAGGAGCCGCTTGCACTATCACTCTAGCCAATTCATTAGCCGCTGCTGCATCTCCTGATGCAGCCACATCATAGACCTTGATAGTGGTTGGGTTACTTCCTGTTAGGGCTGCATGAATGGAAACTAATCGGCATTGACCGACAGTAACCATCGTACTAGATGTTTGGACAAAACTGGTTCTACACGCACTCATAGGAGACTCTCCGTGTTCCATGATTGAGGGATGACCCTCTTAATGTTTCCTACTCAGACTTCGCTAATAGCGATTTCTTAGTAGTTTTAGCCGACTTTGATTTAACTTTTTTAGGAAGTAGTAGAGAACATAGGTCAGAAGACTTGTTTAATTCTTCCCCTAGAACTCTACTTAGAATCTCCAAAGTCTTTTCATCGGTTGCTAATACATCTGTTCTATCTTCTTCTACAAAGGTGAACATCAGATTTGAGTCTTTTATTCTAAACAAAGCCCAATCAGAAGGAACACTAATAGGACTTCTTCTACGAATAGTCCCATGTGGTGTCTCTAATCGAGTAATGTTAGCATCTTCGCTTAAGGTAACTTGAGGCAATTAAACACCTCAAATATTCCCATAAACTCTAACTCTAACTGTACCGCCGTTAGCATCATTAGATAGTGTTGTTCCACTTGCAACTGTTGTATGCATAAAGGCAACAGATGTTGCTGATTCATATGCACCTGTAGCAGAACATTCTACTTTAATACCAATATCGTTAGTGCTGTTGTTAGGATTATCGTCTCCTGTAATCATAACCGCAGTAATAGTCTTTAATCCGAAATCGGAAGCGGGTATAACTGAACCTGCCGCAACTACTTGACTAATATCGCAAATAGCATCGACAAAGTATTCGTCTCCTGAGACTCTAGGGGCAGTAAAGCCCTTATGGTCTGCTAAAATTGTAACTGCTTTAATTAATGCCAATTAAAACACCTCACTTAAGGTTGGTAATCTTACCTTGACCCTTAAAGTATGAACAACCAACTTCTGCAATTGTACGATACAATGCTCTGTTTCCTAGTAGCCCAACACCGAATGGGTTTCCATTAGCGATACCGTCTTCAAAGTATTGTGTAGGTTTCATAACTGCAAGCCATAGATGGTCTGTATCAAGGAATAGCATATCACTGATAGTTCCTGAATCAGCAGAAGTGCTTTGCATTGAGATAGCAGGGATAATTGGAATATCGTAGTATGTTGCTACTCTAAATCCAACTTCTGCACCCTTTACTCCACGAACTCCGTTTACAGTTGGTACTACTTCCTTTCTGTCCATAAATCGCTCTTGACTTTGCAAGAGGTCAGATAGAGTTTGAAGTGTATCATATCCTGTTAGAATAACCTTTGGTGAACCACCGTTTTCACGGAGTTGTCGCAATAGCCCGTTAAGGATTGTTAGTGTAAATGGTCGAGAATCTCCACTTGCATATCCATCACCGAAATCAAGTGTGCAATCTAGGAAAGAAGCACTATCACGGTTTGAGCCGTAAATATGGTAAGCATCTGTAATATCACCAGTAATTGAACCAACAGGGAAGTTATCTGTGTCCATTTGGTCTAGTTCTGCATTTGAAGAAATAACCTTGTATAGAGAGGTGTAGTTTCTTGCTATCCCAGAAGAAGCATTTGACTTATCTGTGTCTAGATATGCTTCCAAAGGAGTAACTAGCATTAGATTCTGTGATTCTGCATGGTGCTTACCCATATCTTCACGCATTTGCGCTCTAATATCGCCAATACCATCATCAATTTGAGCCATTTCCATTGCAAGTTCACTGAAATCGAATTGGTGAGCAACGGTTTTAGGACTCATAAAGAGAGTAGAGTATTCAGGAGCAATAGCAATTAGACCATCTGCGCTTGTAGAAAGAGATGCGTTCTCAGGAACACCACCAATCATATCTAGTCTAGGAGCATCTGTACCAACCAAATCTGTTCCAGTACGAGTAAATGCATGGGAATTACCGCTTCCACCAGCAGGTCTCTTTGATAGAACTCTCCATCCACTAGAAGTGTATGGTCTCTTTGATAGAGTAGAAAGAGCATTTACTTCACGGTTTAGCATAGACCAAACTTTTTGTCCGTAAAGGACATTGTACAGATTACCTGCAATTCCTGTTAAAGGAGAAGTTTGTGTTGCTGCATCATGTCCTCCATGAATACCAGTAACTGCTCCAGCAGTCTTTAGAAGCATATTATTTGCTCCGCCAACTGATAGTCCGTATGTTTGTGCTTCCAAATCTGCAATTGTGTTTATATATCCTGTCATCTTAAAGACCTCCTGCCATCTTGTGAATATCCGACCATTCCATTTCGGCCAAATCTTCCATTGAAGGGAGTGTGATAGAAGCCTCTGCTTGAGCCTTTAGGATTGTTTCCTTTTCAGCAGTCAAAGACTTTCTTAGTTGTGTAAATTCGCTCTTAAGAGAAGCAATCTCAGAAGCCGCATCATATCGAGACTTAGCGAGAACATCCTCACGGTTGTTCTTTTCAGAAGCGAATCTATTTGCAAAGGACTTTTGCAAGTTATCGTAAGCCAACTTTTCAAGTTGTTCTTGACGGAATGCTTCGTAAGCCTTCTCAATGTTTCCAACAGACAAATCTAGAGTTTCTAGTTCGTTGTTCCCGAAAGCCTTTACAACTGGCATATCGGATGCTTTTGGCTTTCCGTTTTCAATGATGATTCTGTTAGCAGGTTCTCCGATTTCAACACCTGCTCCATCAAGAGTAGAAACTACTGCTTTTTCAGTATCTTCTAGTTCTTTGTAAGACATTGCTTCTTCTTCTTCCATCTTCTCTTCTTCCATCATCTTTTCTTCTTCGGGCATAGCCATACGCTCCAGTTCTTCTTCGTCTTCTTTTCTCAACGTATTGACTTCTGACATCAATGCGTCTAATTCTTCTAATGCTTTTTCTAGTTTGGTCATATCTTTAACTTCCTTTTTTGTTTTTGTTTTTTTGTCTTGTTTTAAAATATCAAATCGTGCTTCTGGGTTTATTCCTTTTTCACAAATTGTTACTTCATGTAGTTCTAATTTACTTATTTCATTGTATTGCCCTAATTCTGGATGACTTTTCTTTACTTTTTGTAATGCTTGTCCTCCAATACTAAAACTTCTCAATGAACCTTTTCTAACGCCTCTATTAATTTCTTTGGCCTTTTCTATATCGTCTCTTAATTTTATTACTACAAAAAATCCTACATCATCCACTTCGGTTTTCCATATCTTTCCATTTTTATCTCTATATGATTTTACTACTTCCCCGACTTGAACATTTGAATGATTTGTCATTACGTTTCTAAACTTCGGGTTCTCCATGTATTTGTTTACTGCTTCTTGTAGTGCTTTGAGTGTGATTAAATCATTTTGTTTGTCTACGATTTCTATTGAAGCATATCCACCTATCATTAACTCATCATTTGACTTTATTATTTTAAAGTCATTAGTGTCACGCTTCATGAGAAGTGTCATTTGCCTCATCCCTTCTTATGATAATAGACTATTTAAAGAACACTATTCTTCTCTTGGGATTCTTAGGCCATTATTCTTATCTTCGTAGATATTCCAAATGCCGTCATCAGTATCTTTTTCTACTGGTTTCTGCTCAAAACCAGTCCACGCAAGCCACATTTTATTTCCTTTAACAGGTATAACTCTAATATGAAGTTTAGTTTCAAACTTATTTCCCTTCAAAAAGTATTCATGATAGCCGTGTCTCTGAACACCCAGTTCTACTGAACCCGAATCAATGACCTTTTCTCTATCAAATGTCTTAGCAACTTCGGCAGGATATTTACCCGCTTTACCAAACATATCAAAGAGTTCTTCTTCGTCTTGTAAGTCTACTAGCCAATTTATTGAATCATCACCGAGTTTCATAACTATGTTGATGTTACTGTCCTTTCTAATATATATTTTAAATTCTCCATTTCTATACTCATCAGGAGTTTTGTATTTCTTTATTTCCTCACTAGCCATAATTTTAGAAGGATTCGCAAATAGTTTTTTATTTTCAAACTCTATACCATCTCTTTTCTCAGCCCATTCCTGTAGTTCAGAATATTGGCTATCTAGGATATCTTCATACAATGAACCTTGCTTTTCCACTAAATAGTTATGTACTTCTTTAACCGTTTTAGCACCCATTCTCTTTAAGAAATCAAATATAGCAACAGTAAGTTTGCCTCTTTTAGTTTTCATTATTTCTTCTGCTTGTGCTTTCCACATATCAATGTCTTTAAGTGCGTTCTTAGACATTAGGTTATCTTCTTCAAAACCATAGATAGTAAAGCCATCCATATTAGATTTGATAATAACAGTAGCCTCTCCGTGAATATGGTCGGTTACTCTCACTCCTTTCTTTAGTGCTTCTATAGAGTAGTTTAATGATTTCTTTGTTCCTTGCGATAGTAACTCTAGTGTTACTTCCTTATCGGGTTCTTCTACTTCGGGAACTTCAATAACCTTAGCAGAAAACAAAGTGTATCTTTCACCTGTTTTCTTAACTTCATCTACCTGTACTCTAACAATACTCCCAATATCTACTTTAGTTTTAGTATTAAGTGCCTTACCTACATTCATGTATTTCTTACCCTGAAGTTCTTCAATGAATTTACCTTCTTCTTCATTAGTAGATATGCCTAGAGTATAAGAATATAGATTACTCTTTGTCTTAGACTTGTCTAGTACAATAACATCTAGGTCTACAAACTTCTTCCATTTAATCCATTTAGGATTCTTTCTAGTTCCTACATAGTATGTAGAAGTAGCGTCTTTAATCACTACTCCTTCTGATGTAGGCATTTCCATAATCTTCTTAGCGTATTCATCAATATCCTTTAGGTTATCTGCTTGTCTAGTATCTTTCTTTGAAGGGAAATTCAGAGTATCAGATGAATGTATAGAATAATTATTGAACAGAATTGTCATTCTGTCTTGTAGTTCTTCATCTAATAGGTTCTGTTCATCATGTCGCATAATATCGAATACATGGCACTTAAGGATTGCATCTTTGTATTTGTTTTTAAATACATGAGCAATAGTATCTGCTCTATGTAATGGTTCATCATTATCAAATAGAATTAATTCAGCATCTAGAATACAATTCCCAAAGTGTTTGTCTTTTAATTCCTTTACTATGTCTTCACACTTATCTGTAATGTTCTTCTTATTATAAGAAAAGACTTTGATAGAGTTATCTATTTTATGTAATTGTATTCTCATACCATCATACTTTTCTTGAACATACCATTCACCACTAAATCCTTTTAGTTCTTCTATGTCTTTAATATCAAATATTCTATACATTGGTTTATTAGGAACAATGAAATCACTTAATGATTTTTCTGTTTCTGACTTTTCTTCATCAGACTTCTCAATATCCTTAAGTTCGTCTAAATCCTCTTCTTTGTATCTAGAGAGCATTAAGAGTTCTAACATCCCCATAGCCTTATTAACTTCCTTTTCTACCCGCTTTGAGTCTTTTCCGTCTCCGTAATGCTCAATAATATAGAGGGCAATATCTCCCGATTCTAGGTCTAGCCCAGTAAGACCCTGCGTAGTTGCATCGGGTTTCATGTCTTTAATCTCGTAGACCTCATCGGGCAGAGTTTTATCGTCATTTCTTAGAGCATAGTGAACAAACTTCACCATAGACTCAGGACTGGATAGCAGTTCTTCTAGAACTTCATATTTGAACCTTCTAGCGAATGGGTCATCGACTAAATCAGAAGCATATCTTAACATCTTCACACTTTCGTAAAGAGTTTTAGCACTAGAAGATTCAGGGTTGTTTACCTCTTCGTCTTTTAGTTCCTTAACGCTAACATAATTTTTAATCTCTTTACCTGCGGCATCTAAATCTTCAAAGGTTTCTTCAATCAATTCAACTGCTTTACGCCAACGACCACCGTATTCTTTAGGGTCTTGTCTCGCTGAGAGATAAGCCACTCGGACTTTCTCAAAGAGATTTAGGATTTCAAAAGAAGGCTGTTTGTCCTTCTCTACCATGCCGAGTTTCATTCAGCATTCCTCAACTGCGACTATATCCGCTTTTTGAAACCATAATTTTAGCATTTCTTACATCATAGTAAGTTAAAGGAGTTCCGTTTTTTTGTCTAGACATTTCATCTAGTTCGTATTGAAAATCTGTTTGAACCTGTTTGTTAGACAATTCTTGCATTTCTCTTAGAGTTCTATCCGCAAAATCCTTAGCATTTTCATTATATGGCGGAAATTTTTCAGCAGTATTATACCTTATTACTGCTTTTTTAAAATGAGTTTCTTCTCCACCCTTTCCATAACCTGAATGTGTGCCATCATTGTTTTCAATTTTGGTCTTATCCTTTTCAGCCTTTGGTCTTTTAATTTTGACCTTTTCTACTCGGTCATCCTTTTCATCGGGAAGTCTGTTGTTATCATACAAAGACTGGTGAAGTAATTCTTTTGCGTCTCTTGCCTTTTCAATAGCGAGACTAACTGCTCTTTCTTCTTTTGTTACTCTTTCGGGCATATTATTGACCTCCTGCTCTTTCTACCATCTTATGAATATCAGACCAATTCATGTTGTCTATGTTCATATTCATAGCCCCACCTGAATTATCAATAAGAGGGGTTGGAGTGTTTACAGTTACTAATCCAGACTTCATCAATACGTTATCTGAATTGTAAACAGTCTTTTCTAGACTCTCTATTTTAGCCGAGAGTGCTTTGATTATTTCTAATAGTTCTTCGTTAATCGTTTCTGCCATTATTCATCACCTTTTTTTGAAGGATATACCATATCACGCAATTGTCGATAGAGTAACTCGTACTCCTTACGAAGTTTCGTAGCGGTGGCTACGATATCAATGTTGCGCTCATCCATTGACTTGACTTTCTTAGTTAGTTTCTTATCTGATTTGGTAAAGTCTAGGCTCTGAACCACTTCTAGTAGTTCCCCTAATTTTGTAAAATCTTGACCAAAAAATTCTGTAGGTTCAGCCGCCTGTAGCGTTTTCTTTAGTTTCTTTTTAGTCTTTGAGTCCATAGAATCTAGTAGATTCTTAGGCTCTTGCTTTTTCTCTTTGAGGATAAAATCCTTTCCTTCTCCATAAAAATCCCACGTCATTCTTCCACCTCATCAATCGTTTCATTAATCGAATTTTGTTCATCATTTGCTTCTTGTAAGTTTTCCATAGCCTCTGAAATTTTTTCTCTTTGTTCTGAAACTCTTTCTAAGTCAATAAACATTCTATCATACAGTTTTTGTATTTTTAATGCGTCTTTGTCAGTAATAGCATCTAGTCCTTTTATTTGAGTAACATCCACTTTATCAGTCTCCGCTACACTAGATAGAGACGATAGGCTAATCTCTGCTCTTAGTAAACTCATTACTTCACTTACAATAATTTGATTATTTATGTTCTCATATATTGGCGCACCATCTTCTTCCGCAAGTATAATATTATTTATAGAAACTAGACTTCTTGCTATCTTGTCTACGCCATTACCTACAGAATCAACAATATTTTTTGCAGTAGTATATTCTTTTAGATATTTATCTTTAACAGTGAATAGTTCTTTTAGTTTAGATAATTCACTAGTAACTTTCTCAATAACATCAAGAAGCCCTTTTTGCTTTTTATCTTCGGGGTCTAATCCAATACCCACCTGTTCTCTTCGTCTCTTCAAATCTTCTTGTGCTTGCATCATACTGTCTTGATACATTTTAATTTCTTTCTTAGAAGGTATTGGGAATTTCATAAATCTGTTTATAGTATTGACTATATCTACAATGTCTTCTTCGGCTTCTATAAAACCTACTAGTTCAGATTGTATTTTTTTGAATTTTGCTAACTCTGCTTTTACTTCTCTATCTACTTTTTCAGCAATGGCAGTAGCGGCGGTATCTCTATCGTAACTCATCTGTCCCGAATCATCATCTTCTACACTAAGATTACCAATTTTACTTCTTAGTTCTTTAATTTTTTCAGGATTTAGTTTAGTAGAATTTAATTCACTACTGAGTTGTTGTTTAAGTTCTCCAAATGCAATGCTTATGCTCTTAAGCGTTCCTGCATTTTTTAACTCTTGAAGTTTTTCTATAGACCTTTCTATATCGTTTCTAGCCTCTCTTTGTAGTTTTATCTTCTCTACTAGGGAACCTAAAGACTCTTTAACTTTAACCAGTTTATTATCTTCTACTCCTAGAAGTTGTTTCTTAGATTCTGTTAAAAGACTAGCAAGATATCCTAGTTTTTTATCTCCCGCAGGGAGTAATTTAAATCTATTAATGTGCAGTATTTTAAATATCTCAATAAAGGATTTTCCTTCGGATTCCTTTTCTAATATTGGTAAAAGTGCCTCTTCTATTTTAGCAACATCTATTGGTTTCTTAGGTCTCCCTGCTACTTCCTGTCCTTCTCTTTCTCTTCTAGGAGGTGTTGGAGAAACTAACTGTCCCTCTTTATAATAAGGACTATCTTTCAAAGAATCTTTGTTCGCCGTTAATCTTTTAAGAGCATTATAGATGGTATTAGAATCCTTTTCAGATGTAATTTTATTATATGCCGAATCGTTTTCTGTTTCAAAATTAGAAGAAGCCCCACTATCTGCTATAACAACCACTTTCTCTGCTAAGTCTTTCAGAATAGGTACGGTATCAGATAGTAACTTGTAGGCTTTGTAATCCTTATTGAATTTGCCCATCTCTACTGAGGAGGAAAAGTCAAACTGTTCTCTATCTATTGCATCTTCTTCTGCCAACTGGGTAATATCCTTTTCACCCGTTTGTTCGAGACCTGCTCTCTCAGCACCTTGCGCTCCTAATGAAGCCCTAAATGCTGATTCTGCTTCTTCATCAATCTCTTCATCAGCCTTTTGTATTAGTCTTCTATACTGTACAATATTATTGTCAGTCATATTTTTAAGAAGAGATTGCTTAATTATAGCAGGACTTGAACCAATTAACTCTTTAGTCTCTTTGTCCAATACGGCCTTCTTCATCATACCCTTTAGGGTCTTATCTTTGGATAATTCGATGAACAAGTAATCGCCTCAGAATGGAATGTTTTCTTTTCTTCCTCTTCTCTTAGGGGGTAGAGAAATAACATCAGGAATATCTGTAGATGCGGGGATTGGTTTAGGAGAAGAATCCATAGGTATTCCTGCAATATCTAGATTTCTGTTCTTCTTAATCTTAGCATCTTTGTTTCTGTTTAACGCTTTTACTTTCGCTAACTCTTTCTGTAATCTTCTTTCTGTTTGTCTTGTATCTTCTTTCATTGTATCACCTTAAATTTCTAGTTCTTTATCTAAGTCAGGAGTATATGGTTTTTGTAATATTCGGTATAGCATCTCTTTTACAGAGGGTTCGTTATGTTTTAAATAATAATCTAGTTTCTTTTCTAATCTTCTATAAAATTGAATAGCCTTTTCATTTTTTGAATTCCACGCTTCTTCTTCTCTCTTTTCAAATAGACGTTCTACATCATCTGTTTTAATTATATCTTTCCACATATCAACCAACTCTTCTTTCGCTTCTTCTATCTACGTTTTGATTCCCTGCATCTTGTGGTAATCCTTGTAATCTTTTATCGGGGCCAACTGCCATTCTAGCCTTATTTCTAGTAGCGGGTGGATTTTCTTGTGGAGTAGAACCTTGTTGCATCATCTGTTCTTGCATTTGACCCATTTGTGAAGCATCAATATTTGTTCCTGCATAAGGGTCTAAATCCGCCTGTTCACCTTCTTCGCCACCCTCTCCCCCTTCGGGGTTAGGTTGTTCTACTGGTTCAGGCTTCTTAAATGTAAAGTTACCATCTTCATCCATTTCTACTTCAAATCCTAGATTCTTTGTAGAAGCGGCAATATTAACTTCAATTTCTCTCTTACGAAGAACGGCTATTTCATCTTCTTCTTCACTAGGAGGGAGTTTTAAATTCCAATCAGTAATGCCAAACTCCTTAGTAAGGAATGGGAATACATAGTTATTGTAAACATTCTGAGCCATTTGAACTGCTCTATTAGTAACAAGGATTTGCATACCTTCGTTATTTAATCCACCACTTGTAGTATTGTCTGCCATAAAGATTTTACTTACTCCATAGAACGCTGAGATTCTATCTCGCAAATCATCCTTAACTGCGGTATAATCCATCTCTTTCAGACTATCCATGAACTTAATCCACTCAACAGAACCCTTACCACCTTCTGCTTCTATTCCCATAACAGGAATAAAGTGAGGGTCGGTTTCCATCTTCTCTTTAACTGAACGCCAGAAAGAACGCATAGAATCCATATTGCGAGTCTGAACTGCTAGTAATCCTCTAGGCATTCTGCTCTTTGTATAAGACGAATTAACATATTGTTCCATAGCCAATAGAGTAGTAAGATGACTATAGAGAGTAATAACAGGAGATAGCCCATAGAGTCTAGAAGGACTGTACTTACTAAAGTGTAGAACCTCCCCTTTCAAGAAATATTGTTCTTGTCCCGCTACTCTATTAACATAATGAACAGGGTACATTTTGCTTCCACATTCTTCACAACTAGAATACGGTTCCATAGATAACATACCTCTATGGTTTATACAAGTAAATCCTTTTGTTCCTCGTTGTCCCACTTCATCAGAGTAGATAGCCATTGTTACAGGGTCGCCTCTATAGATTTCTTTTATTCGATGCATACGAATTTTTTGATTGCCGTCTATAAAATATTCTTTAACTAAGACAATATATGCATCATCCATAATATTCAAATCATCTTCTAATTCTTTGAACACATCAATGAACAATTGCTCAGACTTATTGACATAACCTTCAATAAAGTTTTCAGCATATTCTAATTGTTTTACATCAGGAGTTTTTAGATTATAACTCCCACATCTAGAACATTCTTTGACTGGTCTTTTGTGTTTCTTTTGGCAATCTAAACAATGTGCCTCAAACGCTTTCTCCCAAATATAGCCTCTTCTAAATATCTCTTGCTTTAACTGAGTAATGCAGGTTCTAGCAATAACTGAGTTCTGTACTATGTGATAGATAACTGGAGCCGTCATCAAGGTTTGTTGTTGTCTCTCCTGTATGCCTATGTTATAGATAGACCTATCAGCAGGTTTTGGAGTAGTGCGTCTAAACAAGTTTGCAATGCTAAATCTACGCTTTTCTTCCGACATCCCTACACCCCTCAATCTCTTGACGCTATCTATGAGTTATGAATCTTCCCCATGCCTTGAGGAGAGCCATTCTTAACCCAACAAGACTCACAGAATGAAAACGGTTTTGTCTCTCCATTAGTCGTAGCAACATAACAACAGGTGTGGTAGATGAAATTGTGATTTCCAAGTTTCATATCTATTCCTCCATAGCCAGTTTTGATGAGAATAAGGAAGCCTTATCCATTTTATATTTCTTTAGAGTTTCTTCTATATTACTCATAAGATAAGAATAACTAAAAAGAGGAACTTCCCCTTTTTCATAAACCTTCATTGTTTTTTCTAAAAATTCTAGAAGTTCTAAAACAACTTGTTCATCTTCCCGACTCATTGTTTTCTTTCTCATAGCGTCCTTTACTCGATAAATATAATCTTTAATTTCTTGTTTAGGAATCTCCTCATCATCTCTTGTTGGGTCATTCTTAATGACCATTCCACCGATTTGTTCCATAGAATCCATCATAGACACTTTGCAGTTATCTTTGTATTTTTGAATGTCATCTAGATTAATACTTTCTTTAGCCCAATCAAAACCAACATGGTCTTTATGATTCTCCCACTTCATTAATTTAAATATCTCTTCACAACGACCCTTATACCAATCAGCCTTTTTGTATGCCTTTTTCATGCGAATTAATTCTAGTAGTAGTTGAGCATTACCTTTCTTTAATCTAAAATGCGGTAGGCACTTTGTTAGTAAACTAGTTACATCTGCTTGAGAATAAAAGTTTAATCTATTGATTAGTCGAGTATCTTGTGGTGATTTTTGGTCTAAGTGCATACGGCCAAACCCAATAGATTTATGCATCTCTTCCATGAATGCTCTACCTCTCTGCCCAGTAGCGACTAAACCAACTCTAGGATTCATATTTCTATCTAAAGTAATGTAACCATCTGAATCAATAAATGCAGCACAGTAAGCCCATATATTCTTTTTTATCTCGGAGGGGAGTTTGTAATAGGAACCCTCTACAGAAACAATATCTAACTTCTTTACCATCTTAGAAATAACTTGAGGACTTGTGGATTTTAACATATTATCTGGCATTCTATCATAGATTTGTTGAGCAGTAATTCCTTGCATTTCACACACTGCCTTTAGAACAAAATCTTCTTGTCTTTCTCTTTTAGACTTAGTGATAGACTGGTTAGTTATTTTGGCTATAGCATTTCTAAATCCTTTCTTAGCAATAGACATTTTTCTAGAGAGAACAGAATAGTCTGATGAGTAAGGCATACCCTTCTGCTCTAGTTCTGCTTCCCAGTATTTGCATAGAGAATCAATAACTTCTCTTCTGCTTTCAGAATCTTTCATCTTGTTGAGTTTATTCAAATCTTTTTCGTTGAATCTCATCTTGAGGAATGGTTCTCTATAATTAGATAACCAATGAATAGAATCAAAGCACTTATGCAAGTGGTCGGTATAAGCATCAATCATTGTATCAATTGCCTTCGACATCTTATCCCTATGTTCTCCTTTTAAGGAACGTCTTGATAGTCTCATTTGTTTGATAAGGTCAGGAATATTTTTATCATCTACTACATATTCTGTAGGGAAATTGTTTAGCATCTTTTTAGCATCAGTGGCGTTTATCTTGTAAGTATCGGATAGTTTGTTAATCTCTTCTAATTCAGAAAGAACTCTTCCATTGGATAGAAGACTTTTCATCTCCACATCCTCAAACTCAACGTCTAGTTCTTCTTCTACTTCTGATTGGGCATCCTTCGCTTCTCTGTCTAATTCAGCCAAGCGAGACATCTGTTCAGAAGCCTTATCGTATTGTTCAGCAGTTGGCATAATATCACCTAAAAGTTCAAACCCAGTCCCAATTGTTGTCTTGCTTTAGGCTCATCAAATATACCCATATCATCCAACAAGACAAAGTTATCTGTTGCTTGATATGTGGCGGCATTGGCTAAAGCGAGGCTCATCACCATATCGTCGTGTGCGCCCACTCCTTCAAACTTTCCCCTTTCAGTAATAGCAAACATAGACATTTCTTCGATTAAAGCAGAAGTCGTTCTTCTACTTTCTTCATTACCATAAGGAAAATTTAGTTTATTATTTTCTAGTGTCATTTGTAGATTTAAGATAATCTCTTGCTTCTTTCTTCTAGTAGTGTTGAAGTCATGAATGTTTAAATCAGCCACCTGTCTTAGTTCTTGAGTAAAGGATTTAGCAAAGGTATTGGTTTCAAAAAGAATCGCTTCGGGTCTAAACATTTGACCTATCAGTTTTACCTTCTGTATGTTCTCTCTGAACTGTACATTTTTTGCTCTGTCGATATATACAATTGATTTGTTTTCATCAGCATCCATCTCTATAACGGTAATAACATTGTAGTCTCCATCAGTAGAGATAGCAGGGTCTACACCTACGAAGTATTTCATGCCCTCTCTTCTCATTGGTTTCAAAACTAAGTCTTTATTTTTAGCACTCTCTAGATATTCAGGATTAAAAAGAGATGTCCCAGTAGAAATAGGCACACACATATATTCTCTTGTAAACTTAAGAGAACCAATTTCTGCTTTTCTTGCCATAAGAGAATCATAATCCCAACGACTAGGCCACAAGGGTTCGTTAAGAGAATTAAGACAAGCATAGGTTCTAAGAGTATATGCAGGGTTTTCACCCAACTGGGCATAGATATCAGTATAACTGAATGGAGTTCCTATGACTCTTAATGATGCGGAGTGGTGTAGAGTAGGAATCATATCCCCATAGAACCAATCTGTTACCTTCTGAATACCTGTCATACTGAACTCTTTCAAAGGGTCATCAATGATAATCTCTTGAGGGTGAAGTCCACGAATCTGTGAACCAACGGAACGCTCTAAGATTTGATTACCATTAGTTAATGTAATGTTCCCAATAGCCCATCCTCTAGCAGGTTTGTATTTCTTCAATAGAGGATTAGTAAATAACTTATCTATGTCTCTCATGTGAACCATAGTCTGTTTTTGGTTAGAAGAAATGTATAACATCTGATATGGTGGGGGTTGGAAGATTAAATTCCACACAACCCAACTGTGCATAAATACAGACTTACCATGACCTCTAGAGCAAATGATAACACTTCTTTGAGTATCTCCCATCAACTCTAGCCATTCTTCCTGATGTTTAGCAAACTCCCAACCTAAAACGTGTTCAAAGAAATAAGGGAAAGAGTTCTTTGATAACTCCATATCCATTTGATGTTCTAAGTTAAATGCTTCGGAATCCATTATTGTTCCTCCTGATGTTCTGGTGAATAAAATGTAGGTAGATTGCTATTCCTCCTAATTCTTCCATCCATTCTTTTGTGAAATTTTAGCAATTCTACATTATTTTCTCGTCTAAATCTTGTTGCCATCCTACTATGATATTTTCCTTTATCTTCTCTAGACATACTATCATATTCTTCTTTAGTATAAGTTACACCATAGGCAGTTTCACCGCCTAACTCTGGAGTAGGATAAGTGGGTAAATTTGATTTGTTTCTCAATCTAGAAAGCATTCTTCCGTGAAATGCCTTATCTTCAGTTACTTCTCCCTTGCCATAGTCTGCTTTCTCAGCATGATACTTTATTTTTTGTCCCGCATCTAATTTTTGGTATTCTTCTAATGTTAAATAGGGGCGAAGATTTCTAAGACCTCTAGGAGTTGTTGATAGTTTAACTTTTTTTCGTTGTTCTTCTAATTCTGGAGAAAAATAGTCTGGTTTGTTAATTTTACGTTTAAGTCTTGTATGTTGTCTTCCATGAAAATTTCTGATTTCTTGCAATTCTCTCATGTCTTCTTCTAAAGGAATGTTAGGGCTAGTTTCACCAACATTCGCTATCGAATTCCTTAATGCTATCAAACGCCTTTGATAAACGGCCTGTTTTGCACTATGATAGTTTTGCCTCTCTTCAGGGCTAGCATTGGTATAATCAGCCAATGTTTCAATCTTTCTCTTCAACACATTTTGCCAACCCATTCGGTGTTCTAGATTAAATTCTTCGGTCATTTACCAACCATCTCCATAAAATAATCCATGTGTTCTTTTCTAGTCAGTTTGTTGCCTTTTGAAATAAATCTTCTTACTTCCATCTCAATGTCATTTAGTGGCTTCATAATAGTTCCTTCTATATTGCCCATGATACTTGATATCATTTCTTCAAATTCTTCTACTATTTCATTCCCCTCTTCTTCAAATGCCTTCAATAGGTTATCAAATAATCTTTTGATAGTCTCTAAAGTATATTCCATTGCTGAACCAATCACATTTACGTTTGGTTTCTTTTGATGACGCATTGCAGTAGAGTAGGTAAAGGCTTCTTCATATGCAATTAGTTTAGCAATTTTTATTGCTGGAACAGTAAGTGTTTTCAATTCTTCTTTCTTCTCTACAAAATCAAAAAAATAATTGACTATGCCCCTACTCATTTCATTTTTTAGTTTATCATGTAATGGCTTAACCTCTGGATGGGCTGCCTTATGGCTATACTCATGAGTAATAGTGCTAACTAACTCTTCTATTATTTTATCTTCATTACCTAAATTAAATCCAGCAAGATTAACCTGTACTTTGTCGGTCTCGGGACTGTATGCCCCTTTATCCTTTGGTTGCTCAGGTAAAAAGAAGAACTCATCCACTTTTAGAATATCTTTCCAAGACAAGAATCAGCACTTCCATCTTTTTCTAGCGGCTCTTGCTCTAGGACTAAATGTTAATCTTCCATTCTTCTTTTTTCCCCAACCTCTTGAGCGACTACAGAAATTAGCACGTCTTTTCTTTTCTGATTTAGATGGGTTCTTTGCAGTAACTGGTGGCTTTAAATTAGCACCTTCCGTTCTTTTGAAATGCGCTCTGCCTTTAGCACTTAACCCACCTTTAGTAGAATTAGTTTTTTTACTGTAGCCCTTGAATGGCTTCTTTTTAAGAATCTCTTCCCAACTCATAGTCTCACCTTTATTACAGAACTTGGATTAGTAGTAGTATCTAACAGTCCTGATGCGTGGAGTATTCTAGAACCAGTCATCTTTAACCATGCATCTGCTTTGTCAGTATTAAATCGAGTTAAACCCCTATTATAGTCCTTATTGGCATCTGTTCTTTCTTTTCTCAAAGCCTCCACTAATTTACCCTTTAAGGTAGCAGTTTCAAACTTCGCTCCTGATTCCATATTCTTAACTATTTTAAGCAGGGCTTCCTTTATTTCTTTAAAATATACGTTCTGAAACCTGCGCTTCTTTAGAATAGTTTCCCAATTCATATTCTCAACCTCTTTTTCCCAAAGTTTTGAACTAGACCAGAATTATCAACTATATTACCACCTACTCCTTGTAGCCATCCATTGATTCGTGGCTTAAAATTAGTTAAATGTCTATTAAACTTTCTATTCTCTACATTAGAGGGCTTTCTAAGATTCTTCAACAAATCTTCTCTAAACGTCCACATTTCAATTTCAGAACCAACTGGCCTTTCTTCTACTAACTTAAGTAGTTCTTCTTTAATTTCCTTAAAATAAACGCTATTAAATCTATTTCTTGTTTTAATAATGCTTTGCCATTTCACGCTCCCACCTCCAAATAATTCATTTAGTTCCCTTCCGTCTCTTATACGTTTTACAAGCATCACAATCTTCTCTACATCTTTGTTTAGTTCCTTTAGAAGCATCTTTACGACCACAAGGTTTTACCCCTGCTTTGTCATCTTCACAAGATTGACAGGAAACCCAACCTTTTACGTCAGGTTCTCCTTTTTCACCTTTAGCCCTTTTTCTATACCATTGGGGTAAATTGCCTTCGGCTTTGAGAATTTCTTTCCAAGACATAATAATCACTTCTTTTTCTTTTTACCCCAATTAGAAGCACCAACCTTTCGGCATTGGACTAAAGCCCCACTTCCATACGCAGAAGGCCATGTTCCGCCATCTTCAGTATATTTTGCTTTAACTTTATCATAACAGGCAGGGTCTTTTTGCCTTGAAGTTTTTTCTTTCTTGAGAATATCTTGCCAATTCATAATATCACCGCTTATCAAGTTCCTCGCCAGCATCCCTGAAAGTCTTTCTAACATCTCTAACAATTAAATGAAATCTACCCTTTACCTTTGGAGAAGAAGATGTAGTTACAAATCGAGTTGTTCCTGTCTTAGGATTCCTTAAGTGAATCCTATCATGACCACTTCTTCTCTCAATGGAAATAATATCCACAACTAACTTATTTTCAATGGCATCTCTTATCTTACCATATCTTCCTTTAAGAATAGTTTGCCAAGTCATCTTAGCATCACCTTCCACCACATTTTAGATAAAGGCAATCCCTTAACTGCCCACTTAGCCCCTTTCGGATGGTCGCCATAATAATCTTTGAATGCTTTTACAGTAGGGTTATCAGCATACTCTCCTAATTCTTTATCGGTGGGAGAAATATCCCACCCCCTGTTCTTGTTAGATTCTATCCATTCCTTATTTGAAACTATGCTGCTGCTAAAACCCGCTATAAAGGGAGTAGGTAATTTATCTGCTTCTGCGGAAATTGAATTATACAAGTTCTGTTTTCTATATTTAGGAGAAATAAAAGCCCCTCCCCTAATAGTAAAGTTATCCTTTTTACCAAATCCTATACCCCCAACAATATTTTCTCCATCTAATAAAACAATATAATTATCAATAGGATAAAAAGGATTTAGAGGGGAGTCTGAGGAACGATTTGCAGGGAAAGGCTCATCAGATTGCTTAGGCCATAATGCCTTCAATTCCTGAGTAGACATGGTTTTAAATTCCATTACTTCCCCTCATATTCCTTTATCATTTCTTTAATATCTATAGCAACTTTTCTTAGTCTTTGGGCTATTTCTCTATATCTTCCTGCTCTAGATTTATCTCTTAGAGCATACTCTTCTAACATAACAACAAATTCATTTATAGCCTTATGTAAAGAAGGAACCTTGCTAAAATCCCTTCTTAGTTCTTGTGCTATTACAGAAGGATTCTCTTGCATACTTCGCAAGGCTCTAGGTTCAACTCTTTTCAAAAAAACACCTCATCTAAAACTTGATTTAATCAGATACACTTGTTCTTCGGTAATACCATATTCCTTTGATATGTTATTGTGAGAGTCTACTGCCTTAACAATGTTTTCTACTTCTAGATGGCTCAAATCAATTTGCTGACTTGTTTCCATTTTAGTAACAACCTTATCATAGGACTCGAAATCAGGGAGAAGGAAGCCATAAGAGACATCCTTACCTAATTGTTTTCTAATTGCATCGTGAGCCTCTAGCAGTCTCTTTAGGATAACAGGCAAATCACTTTCTACACTCTTCAATAAAGAGATGAGTTTTCTGTAGTTCTTCTTTATCGAATCCTTTCTAGTTAATAGTCCTTGATTCATTTCTAAGTATTGAGGCAGAGCAAAGATACTGTATGCTTTTCTAGTACCAGACTGATTCTGCTCAAATCTTTTCGCTCTTTCATCAATTGTAGTGCCTCTCATCTTAGAGTTTAGCATTTCAAAATCACTAGTTAGTTCCATATAGTGTTTCAATACTGCCGCAAAGTAATCATAATTATCTTCATCATTACCGAATATTTCACTCAATGCTTGGGATGCGGCTATAGCATTCAATCTCATTGCATCACTAACCTCTACTTTAGGCTGGGCAAGAGTTTCTAAAAACTCATTGATTCTTCTCAAAGTATCTGATTTAATTGTTCCTCGACCTTCGCTTGCTAATTGCTCAAAGGCACTTCCTAATACAGTATCAATACCCATATCCTTAGCAAAAACATTTAACGCTTTATAGCCAGCATTGTTTGTAAAGTCGGGCATAGTAATAGGGGTCTTACCGACATACAGAGGATTGACATAGTATTCATTAAAAGCCTTGAAGAACTCCTTGAATACATTTTCTAGTGGTTTTAGTTCTTCTTTTATTTTACCTCTAGTAGAGGGATTCTTTGGCCGCATTCTTTGAGACTCAGAGATAATAGTCTCTATTCTAGGGCTTCGTTTTTGTCTTCTTTTATCTGCCTCTCTCTGCGTTGTGGTTTTGGTTCTCGACCTAGAAGTAGTTGTTCTAACCGCACTTTCAAAACCAAATCTTTTATCCGTAAATGCTTCATGTAAATCACTAAAGAGTTCATCTAAATCATTTGCTATTTCTTCTGCCAAATTAGAACTAGGCTTTTCAGTAATTTCATCCGAAGCAGATTCAATGTCCGTTTCTAATAAATCAATGAATGCTTTATCTTTAAGCATAGAAGCAGGAAGCAAGTAACTTTCTCGGTCTAAAGTTACAGAGTCTTCTAATTCATCGAGCAGTTTATCCATGTAAGTCTGAAAATCTAAATAGCCCTTTCCTTCTCGAATCATATCAATGCTTTCTCTTAGCACTTGTTCTGACTTCTCTTCAAGAGCAAGTAGTTTGGTTCCTTTTAGAACCTCATAGGCCAGTAGAGGGTCTGTATCTGTGCTTCCTTCGGCTCTAGTAAGAACTTGGTTTATACGGTCTAATTCTTCCTTGTCCGAGTCCTCTTCTTTACCATCTTCCATGTCGCCTCCTCGACCTCCAGCCATTGCTCCTTCTATCTCTCCTAGATAATTAGCACCCCAACCTTCATCACCTGAGGTTTCATCATCCTCATCGTCTTGGGCTTTTCCCTTTGCTTTTTGATTAAGATTCTCTGCACTTTCTATTCTAATCAAAGCATCAAGAAGTCGATGAACAGGGTCTTCTTGATACTTAGCAGTCATTTTAGTAAAGTTGTATATGTATTCTAAGTTCTTATCAGAATACTCATCTTGTATCTTTTTCATCTTGGCTATGAATTTTACACCTTCATCAATACCGCTAACTTTTGGAGTCAAATCTTCTTCGCCCATTTTAATACCAGTAACTACTTTGTATGATTCCTCAATCAAGTTATCCAGAGCAGTTTTGAATGCAGGGTATTTAGAATTAGCATCTTCCCAATGTTCATAGATACCTTCTCGGATAGAACCTTTGCTTAGAGCATTTGCTCCTACATACTTATCAATATCAATCTTAATAGTTTTAATTCGCACCTTTCTAGTCTTACTTCTTTGTATTCTATCGTATGCTATAACCAAAGTATCGAAGTTCTCTAAGACATTCTTTTTCTCGTCTTCTTCTAGAGTCTCTGCATAGTTTCTAATCTTATCTTGAAGAGATGGGGAATTAACGACAAAACTTTCATTCTTGAATGTAATACCTGCATCTTCGCTAATCTTCGTTTTAAGTATATCAACTGGAGTTAATAGTTTGCCTTTTCTAGTAACTGGTTTAGATTTTAGCAATTCCTTTATTGCTTCACTTGTCGGGGCTTGTTCGCCCTGTTGATTTTTGATTACTGCTCTAACAACCTCTTTGACCTTTTTCAAATCTTCTTTTGTTGTTGCTTCGGGGTCTAGTTTTCTTGCTATTTCAGTAATGCCTCTATTTCTTTGAACAGTACCGCTTTGAGTCGCTGCTAGGAGTCTTTTTACTTCTTGTTCTAAATTTATTTCACTCATCAAGCATCGCCTCCAGTTAATAGGGGTGGGTTCGTGTCCTTAAATTGATTGATTGCATCCATTACTCTCCCCCTTCTTTTTCCCCATGTCTTAGTGGCCCAATTCTCAGCAAAGTCGTCTAATACAGTTTGAAATCCTGAAATTAAAAGTTTCTTTACATCAGCGATAAAACCAACCATTCCTTCGTTGAGTTTAGTCGCTATCTCTTCCTTCTTTGTCTCGTCTTCTTCTGCAACTAGTTTCTTTAGTGCTTCTTTAACAAGGCCTTGATTACTTCCTTCTATCGCACTTCCGACCTTGCTTAAGAATGCTAAGGAACGTATAGGGTCTAATTTTTCTGCGGCATTAGTCGTGCCTATTTGCGGTGAATTGATTATGTCATTTAGTTCCTCCGAAGGTACGCTCAATAAGTAACTAACAAATGGCTTTTCTGAAACCCCTGTAGCGATATCATATATTTGAGACATACTTTGACCCACCCTTAGGAAATCAATACCCTGTTCCGCACTTTCTAAGAATGTAACTAATGACTTTCTATCATATTCCATATCTTCTATTTCTATTCTAGCAAACAGGCTTCTAGAAATACCGCCAGTTGCTGCTAGTGCTTTTTCTTCTTCTTCGGTTAAGGTATTATTATCAGAATCTACTAAAGTGATATCTAAATCACCTAAATCTTCCTCTGCATTTGCCCATATCTCTTTAATTTTCTTAGATTCAGCATAAGTAAACAGGCTTTTATCCGAAAGCATATTTAATTTCATAGACTTTAAAGTTTCATCAATTCCAGTGGATAAATCTCTTTGTGAGCCAATTTCTGTCTTAATTTGGTCTCTTGCGGTCTCAGGATTGGAAGATAGTTCTAAATCTATCAAAGGCTGAACATTAAAATTGAATTTTGGGCTATAATTAACTGTATCTCTCACTATTGACTTTTTATCTCTAATGGCAGAAACAATATCATCATATAACATAATTTTTAGAGTAGAACTAGGGACAACTTTTGTTTCTCTAACGGTTCCGAATAAATCTTGGAACCAATCCTCTGTTTCTGTGCTTCTATAAGTATTATCTATGATTACTTTAGCATAAGGATTCAAATTTAGTGCTTTTCTTGCAGAAACTTTGCCTGTTTTAGTATTTATCAAAGATTCTCTAGTTAAAAAAGTATTTTTAGGTAATTTTCTAGAACCAACATAATCAGGAACAAAATTCTCTATAGTTTTGGGTATTTTTCTTATTGCAGTTAAGTAATT